ATACAACTGATGAGAGATCTAATTTTACTGATAAAGAGATATTCAAAAACTTATCTGCATTGTCATTATTCTTATCTGGTGAAAACACATCTATTGATCAAAAAGACATGGTTCGTTTTTTCGATCCAACAGAAATTGACTTTGATGTTAAACCTGGTCTATATGGTACGGGTGTTTTCGTTAAGGACGTTAACCTACCTGACCATATTACACCTATTGGTGCAAGAACGATAACTACACCTGATATTTCATGCGATATAAATCTTACTGGACTGACACACTATAAAGCTGGTACTACAGATAACAACAATGTTATATCAATGTTTAAGGGGCAATTTCCAATACATATCGTTAGTTATGCCAACTCATTCTCTATAATAGAACATGAGTTAAAAGAAGAGATAGAAACTATAAGAGCTGCTGCTGAAAGAGCTACAGTTGATGATATTAGCACTGACTATAAGCCTGATGAAAATGGTTTAGTATTTTAATATGGATATAGAGTAGATTCGTCTACTCTATATCTAACAATATTTTTTTAATCTAAGAAGGACAGTTATGTTTAATTACAAAAGAGAAGTAGAAAAGTTAATAAAATGGGCACATGCGTATTATGTTTTGGACAATCCACTAGCCACTGATGAGGAATATGATACTTTATATCATAAGGTTTTAGACTATGAAAAAGAGCATTCTGATAAAGTTCATCCAAATAGTCCAACTAGGAGGATTGGTGGAGTTTCTGAAAAGTTTAATAAGGTAAAACATGAACATAGGATGTGGAGCCAAGAAGATATATTCACAGATGATGAATTAGTAAAATGGCTATCTAATAAGAAAGGACTTAGTTTTAAATTAGAACCTAAATATGATGGGCTTAGTTTAAAACTAATATATAACGAAGGCGTGCTTACAGATGCAATCACTAGGGGTGATGGTAGAATTGGGGAGTCTGTATATGGGAATGCTATTTTGATAAATACGATACCATTAAGTATAGGCATTACGCACTACATAGAGGTATCTGGAGAAGTAACTCTATATAAAAAAGATTTTGATGCATTAAATTTGGCTAAAGAGATTAATAATGAAAAACTATATGCGAACCCTAGAAATGCTGCAGCTGGAATATTGCGCAGTTTAGATCAAAGTGTTATTAAAAAGGCCAACTTAGTATTTCATCCTTGGGATATCTATTCTAAAGATATAGTGGGATATAGTCGGTCTGAAACATATAAAGCCGATCTATTAAAGGACCTGGGTTTTAAACATAGTCCCTTTAATTTTATACATGATAACATAGATGCTATTAGAGATACATACAAGTGGGTACAAGAGCATAGACCTAGTTTATCTATGCTGATAGACGGGTTAATGATAAAGATAGATGACGCCAAATTACATGATGTTTATGGATATACTAACAAATATCCTAAATGGAGTTGTGCCTATAAATTTCCAGCTGTAGAGAAAACCACAAAAGTACTTAATATAATAGATCAGGTTGGTAGAACTGGAGTAATAACACCAGTGGCAATACTGTCTCCTACACTCATTGATGGTAGTACTGTTGAACGCGTTACTCTACATAACTACTCTGAGATAGAGAAGAAAGACATTAGAATAAACGATCAAGTGGTTCTGATAAAATCTGGTGATATTATACCCAAAATTATAAAGGTATTTAAGGATAGAAGAACTGGTTTGGAAATAAAGGTTGAAAAACCAACTGTATGTCCTGAATGTAAAACAAAACTAGAGACTGGAGACATTGACATAAGATGTGTTAATGAAAACTGTCCATCTAGAATTATAAGATTCCTCATGTTCTTTGCTGGTAGAGACTACATGAATATAGAGGGACTCGGTGAATCTGTAGCGACTGCTCTAGTTAAGACTAACTTAGTTAGAGATGTAAGGGATCTTTATACATTATCCAAAGAAAAACTTGAATTGTTAGATGGGTTTCAGGATAAGAAAATAAATAACTTACTAAAATCTATAGAAGATAGTAAAGGTATAGAATTATATAAGTTTGTGGCAGCGCTTGGTATTAGTAGTTTCGGGAGAACAGTTAGTAAAAAGGTATGTGATGTTTACTCATATGATATCTTTAGATTAAATTATGATGACCTAATTAAAATAAATGGTGTAGGAGATGAGATAGCAAGTAACTTTATTAATTATATGGAGAAAAATAAAAGTTATGTTATGAATCTTTTCTCATTAGTTAAACCCAAAGATAGTGGTTCTATAAAAGGTAAGTATAGTAAAATGGACGTCGTTTTAACTGGGTCAATGCATGTTGGTAAAGATGCCGTTAAGGACATTATAGAGAAGCAAGGTGGCAATATAAAATCTAGCGTTAGTAAGACCACTGATTTAGTAGTATATGGGAATAAAGCAGGCAATAAACTTAATAAGGCTAAGGAGTTAAATATAGAAACAATTTCCTATTTAGATGTTATAAGATAACTTTTTAAAATGACGATATTTGGTGACGAACACCAATAAAATAGGAGGATTTAATGAAAAGTGATAACAGAATTCTGATATTAGATGCTAGAAATTTGAATAACGTTTTAGACAATGTTGTTGTTGATCTAGTTGAATATATTAAGGACAAATATAATGCAGGTAATATTAATTCTAAGTCTATAAATATGATAAAGAAAACATTACTAATCAAAGCATTATGTAAGGTTATGGGTAATAATAATGATCAAACAATAGAGGCATTACTACCATCTAACAATATATTAGATGACTTTAATGAACTTTTAAACAGTGTATTCTTTAAAAGGGTATATACTGCTGTAGATGACTTATATCCTAATCTAATACAGTTAAAGGGTAATGTTGAAGCAAATCTAGATGCGATGCTGTCAGGCAGCAATTTAATTGTTTCTATCCAAATTATGGAGTTGTAATATGTATGTTGAATTAAATTCAGAGTGTACCTTTATATTAAACATAGAGACCCCTCTTAGGTATATAGAAAAGATACTTGGTAAATATAATCAACATCCAATTGGAGTGTATGTTCAGGGACAACGATTTCCATTTACTGAAGAAAATGATGGTCTCTATATAAGCCAGAATGGCAATAAGATAGATCCAACAGCACCATTGCCTTATGGTAATGAGATCGATATTGTTAACAGTAAAGGTAAACTAATAGTTCCATCATACATACTGATGAATAAACCAGAAATGGCTAGCACTACACCACTGCATCCTATTTTAGTCGTTAAACTATTAGAAGATGTTCTGGACTATCTACAGAAAGATATTAATCCATTTGGTGACCTACTTATAAAAAATAATCTATTACCAGATATTGATGATAATTCACTTATAACTTTAAATAGTAGGATTGCTGGAAACTTAGAGGACCTTATTGATTTTGCTGCTCCTAATATTGAACAAGAGGATTTTATACTAATTGACAATGCATTAAATAAGCACATAATAGACCCACTTATAAATATCCTGGAGGCAAACAATACATCATATTATAGATTTATATTTGATGGGATAAGAATACATCTTAATAAGTATGGGGATATAAGAGCTATACGTTATGAGGAGGCATTAAATAAACATAACTTTGAATTAGAACTAAAAGAGGAGGACGCATGTACGTTTTAGACGAAAATGGGTTTCCTTTAAATATGTTAGTAGAACATGCTATAGCATGTTCTACTATAACATATGATACAAACCTTTATATAATCGACATTCAGTATCTAAAGTCCTTTAGTAATTCTCAAATATACGATCTTTTAAATACCACATCGGACTCTGGTTTAACTGCTTATGGTTATGATGTGTTTAACTCAATATTCCCGAATGTATGTTTAAATGTTATTCTACAGAATTCTATATACGATGGTAGTCTTGAAATTTCAAAAAAGATACTAGATTTATTGGATAAAATTTATACTGAACAAATGATGCCAATAGATTTGACTTCAGTGGATAGTAAAGCCTTATCCCTTCTAGTGGGTACTCTTATGTCTAACATAGAATTAGCGATTGATAAATTCCTAAAGTTATTGGGCATCGATATGAAAAGGGTTGGGCTTGATAACTTAGAACTACTGAGTGAAAACTTCTATGTGGTTTCTGATTTTGCAGAATGTCAGAATAATATAAAGACAGCAAAACATTCATTATGTATAAAAACATATGAAAGGAGATTAGATGTTAACTAAAAATGAATCAAGAAATGAGATAGTTAAATTAGACGCTAGTTTTATTCTTAAGTTTCTTGGCAAAATAAGCAAAGCGCCCGTTGAAATAAAGCTCTTAGAGAATTACTCTTTAAGGGTCACTAATGAGGACAATACTATTCTAGCATACAGGAACTATCTGAAGAAAAGGTTCAAGGTTGAAAACGATAACGATCTTTTCGGTATAATAAACAAAAGACTTTATACCAAGAACACCCTTAAAATAAAGGCCATTATGGATTCTTTAGTATCCCTCAACTTTGGTAATGAGGTAGTAGATGCAAAATTCAAATCGTTTATTGTTGCCAATAATAACGAAGTGATAGTTGAAATGGAAATAAAAAGATGACTCTTGACTTAATAAGCAGTAAATTTAAAGCCGTCTACTATCCAACTACGCAGAATATATTTAATGCTATGGATTTTGGTATTGATTTTAATAATGGTAATTTAGTTATAGTCAATATGGGCTTTTATGCCCCATTAAAGATTGATGATGCCGATGTTCATATTTTTAATATGGGTATTATTGAAATTACCTTTTTACATATAATGGAAATGGTTGATGGTACTTACTTAGATGACCTTTATGAAGATATAAATAGTAACATTCTTGAAGTATTTATTGGTAAAGAAGTTTTTGATAAGTTTATACCTCTATTAACGAAGGATGTCTTAAAAATAACTGTAACTGCGCTAATAAGGTTAATAGCATCCAATAAAGTTGACAGCATTATGGTTGGTTGGTTAGAAGGTGGTAATAGATATGACGCTGGCATCGCAACTGTATGATTCTGGACACATAAAGACCATAAGTAGTCCAATTTTAGATACGTCTATATATGAAGAAATTGAATCTTATGAATCAAACGGCACTACTGATGATTACTCTGTAATCTATATAGATATAACTAATAGCATAAAACATATGAAAAATACTGATAAGATAATATATATGGAATTTATACTCTATATATACTATCTTGGTGAAATACCAGAAGACATACTCGAAATATTAGATAGCTTCATTATGGATCCCAGTATTAAAAATTTCATAAATAAAGATGCCTTTAATATTAGTTTAAACCAAATAGAAAATGACGTATTAAGATTAGAAAAATTTCTAACTAGGTTTGGTAACGGCTTACTGTTTGTTGGATGGTATAAAATTAAATTAAATAGAAAAATGCCTTTAACAGCGGTTTTTCTTAAACAGGAGGAACAATGAATGTAAATGGAAGATATTTTATAAATATTACGCCTGACCACATGCACTTATATAGAGTGATCAAGGACAACAGCAAACATCTTGATGGAGTAAATGATACCTATAAGAACATATTAGATACAGCACTAACTGCAGCAAACAAACTTATACGAGGTGATATATACACATATAATCATCATGAGCTAATAAATGAAATCGTATTTGACGCATTTGGAACTCTTGTAGATCAATATATAATAAATGAAGTAGATCATTTAATAAGTTCTATACTTAACTATTATACATTTATGCTTGTAGAGTTACATATAAATGAATCGTTATTGTATTTAGATAACATAAACAGTAGAGGCATAGTCATAACAAGTTATGATAATAGTCATCTAGAATCAATCATGAAAGAGGAGATTAAAAATGGTTTTTACACCGAATAAAATATATAAGTTTATGACTCTAGCACCTACAGTGCTTGGTGGGTCATTCACAATGATGAAGGCTGAGGGCATAATATCAGCTAAGTTGGCGATAAAAAATGGTGCTGATATACATGATATAAATAATAAGCTTACCGCAATTATACCTGGTCTGCCAGAAAATGCCAATGACAATACTTATGTTCTCTTTGAAAATGAGGATAAGGAAACTGTTATATTCGCTTTAGAATGGCTTGATTTAAATACGGTTGAAGTTGTTGAAAGTATAAATATACGATTAGACCTACCTAACTGCGATACATCAGATCTTGATATAATAAGGAACGCTATATTGGAGCTAGGTTATAATGATATAAAAATATATCGATATTAGACTCTCTAACACTGATAGGTAGCCCTATCAGTGTTAGTAGTATACATGATACTTTTTTGTCTAATAACCCATATCTATAATCTTCATGCCTTCTTTTTTAAAAAATCCAATTCCCTCAAGGCACATATATAAAGCACCTAATGAATCAAACACTATTCTATCGCTATCAATAACTGGTAGTAGGTCTTCTGGAATACCATGCTCTCCAACAATAATTAATGGTAAATTAAATGTACCTATAGTATCCTTATTATACTTCTCACAATAGGTTTTAAATCTTTCTTTTAAAGACTCGTCTTCAATACTTTCAATATACTCATTCATAAGTCTTTTTGATTTAAGTGTAGTCGGTAGTTTAACTGTACTATATGGTGGTTTATCAATTACCCCATATTTTATTGACATAACCTCTTCCCAAAATATATGATTAATATATGGTGACTTATCTGGACCAAGTTTATAACCATTAGCTTCTTTTATCTTACCCATCTTTAAAACTTCAATGTTACCAGATTTAAGTTCTTTTAAGATTCGTCTTTCAAGATCTGCTGCTATCTTAATATACTTGTTAATAGAAAGTTTTTCATTTCTTGTTATAGTCTCATTAATATTAATGATTGTTTCTTTTGTTATTTTTTGCACAAACATTGGTGCATTTGAAGCAATTAAATTAACACCCTTTAGCTCTAAATCATCTTCAGCGAACACGTTACCCTCTTGTATTGCAACGCTTGCAAAATAATGTTTGGCAACTGACATTGGAGTCATGCTATGCCAATAAAATTCACCTTTATATGTAATTTTATCTTTTAAATCATCAGGGACGTTCAGATTACTAGTGTATTGTCTTAATTTATGCTCCAGTACCTGCGTAACAACTGACATAACTGATGCGCTAACTGCGGTAGCACCATCACTAAACAAGATTTCACCATAATACCATTCAACCCATTCTTGATATGTAGCACAAGTAGAATCTGTATCTGAAAGAACTGTAACCCTTCTTAACATGTCTCGGATATAAGCAACGCTGACTGGCATAACATCATTTCTAAAAAATGCCTGAAGTAAATCAGCATACGCTTCTAATGTCACGTTAACATTTAGAGCTGTTGATCCAAGCGCATCCAATTCATGGCTACCGACCATATCTTTATAGTTTACTTTTTTACCTTTAATGTCAGGTGCACAAATGTGATGTATTAGGTTAAGAACAAACTCTTCTGATTCATTAAGTACCTTTAGAGGATTAGCAGCATAACCTGTCACTTTCTTAGAAAGTTTACTAATAAACTCTCTTATTAGTTTATCGTTAAAAACTCTAAGATGATAAAAATCATTTGTATATAAAATTATAGCTCTTTCAACACCATCAAGCTTATCCAGTAGTTCAATATATCTTTTATTATACTCTTTGTTAGTCCAGTATAAATCAGTACTTCTTCTAATAGACGCATATACTTCTCCTGTCGTAGGTTTATGTATACCATACTTATCTATAATATCTGATACTGTCTTATAATCAACAGTAGCTATAGTAGACAACATATAATTTAAAGCTATTTCTGGTTCTCTAAAATGTTTATTACCTGCAACCATTGATTCGGTTATAGCATTAGCTATACTAGTTGCTGTTCTAGTTGTACTTGTTAACGAATAGTGCGCGCTTGGATTATAAAGTATTGTTGATATTGATGCATAAGCTCCTGATAAGGAATTGTTGGCTATCTTTTTACTTTTCTGTAGGGTATTGTATCGGCCATGCAATACAGCATTGCCCTCTTGTTTATATTTAAAGGCTGTTTTCTTATCCTTATTTCTAGAGGCAATATTCTTCTCTAGGAACGTAGCATGTAGAGATTTATCTACCGTTGGGTGTACATAAGCGGTCATAGATGGAACAACAATATGATTGCTAGCTACATTATCTTCTATATAATTTGTTAATGTTGTACTCTCAACTGTTACGTCACCATTATCATTTCTATAGTTATATTTAACTATTGGATTTTTTATATCCTTTTTCTTAAGTTGCGCTGCAACCAATCTTTTACATTCTTCAATTGGCTTACCAGTAGCTTTATGAATATATATTGTTGCTTGTTCGACGTACTTAGCAACAGGCTTCATATCGATATTGTAATTTTCCAGATCTTTTATAAATATATTACTCATTTACTCTCCTTATCTTCTTCAATTATATATTTCGGTTTCAAAAAATAATAGACAATATATTATTAAAGTAGATACTGGTAGTATCGAATACATAATTGGAGGGTAAGATGAGTAGAAAGGTAATAGATACATTCAAAAATGAATCTGGGGACATTATAACTAAGTTAGAAGACGTTAACGGTACTATCCTTGTAGAGAGTTTTATGGATAGCGAAGAGAGTCTGGAATATACTAGTTATGTTCCAGATGATGGTGGTGGTGTTAAAGTGAAAACTGAAGGTCTTGATCTTGATGGGGATAGTATTACTGTTAAACATGAAGATGTAATAAGAGACATGCTATGTACAAGTTTTGATGTTGATTGCGAAAAGAGTGAGGAGTAGTAATGAGTAAGGATTTAAAGGTAGAAGTTATTGGTAGTGGTGGTGCATTTGACACGGAATTAATAAATAGTAGTTTTTATGTAACGTGTGATGGAATTGGTATATTGTTCGATTGTGGATATAATGTATTTCCATATCTTAAGGAACATAGACCAGAGATATTAGAAGAGATGCATTTTGTTGTAATAACACATCTTGGTGACGATCATGTCGGTAGTTTAAAATCGTTACTATACTATAGATATTTTGTATTAGGCAAAACTACTATAGTTAGATATGCTAAAGGCTTTAGTGCTGAGGTAGCTTCATTCCTGCCCAAGAATGAAAAGGTGATAAATGGTGGGTATGGTCCTGCGCCTATTTATAGCATGAATCAGATAGTTGAATTTAAAGCTCTTGGTGATACTAAACCAGATAACTTCCTTGTAGCAATAGAAGGAATTCATCATGTTAAAAGTTTTGGATTTGCTGTTGGCAGCACCAATGGTGCGATGGTAGTTATCTCTGGAGATACTAAAGCCAACAAAGCATTTGAAACAACTGTCGAACAAATAGAGAAGCATTTCAATATACAAGAAAGTTATATCCTACATGATTTCTCATATCTTAATCAACCAGGGATTGATCCGCATGCAAGCATTACTGACATAGAAGCTGCTATAGAAGCTGATATAGAAGCGACATATAGTCCAGCTTTTATAGATAGACTTAACTATTATCATAATAACAGAAATAGCCTAATGGGTACTGTTTATGAGTATGGTCAAGATAGACAAAGAGATCTGGATATTGGTCTTAAAGTAGAGTATATGGACTACAATCATACTGGAAAAGGTTATGAAGATATCATCAGATACTTAGATATAAATGAATTAACATATTGGGTATTCACTGCAACTGATGCAAAAACCAGATTACCTTTAATACGTAATGGTAATTTACCTGTAACCGAAATCGTTATAAGTAATGAAGAAGGTGAAGAAGATGTATTTTATAAAATGTGCAATGATTTTAATGTTGCTGGTAAAGTTGATGGTTTAGATAGGCTAATAATCTATATAGAATAAAAAAGGTTACGAGATGAATGATTCAATAAGAGCAGTTGAACGGGAGATGGGAGAATTAGAAGCTAAGTATGCTGGTACCATACGTGAGTTTATTAAAAATGAACATAGTCCTTTAATCTTTGATCTAGTTAAAGAAGCCTGGGGTAAAGAGGTTCCTAGTGAAGCTGCATATTGTGCATATGTACATAACTTTGTATCTGACGAATGGAGTAAGAATGAATGGTGCGACATTAACTTCTACAATGCAAATGATGGGCATCTTGGTGATAAAGAGGTATGGAACCGATATATGGAAATGGGTGAGACGTCTCCTGAGACGTTAAAGCTTAGGGAAGATATCGAGAAAGCTTTAAGTGCTAAGAAACTATTCCATATAGACAGTGATTACATAGATGCACTTTATAAATAAGGGGACATAATGTCTAATTCCAAATTAATGGACTTTATTGTTCCAGAATTTTTGTACGAGAATGGTCTTATCCTAAGACCGAATGGTGGTTCATTTATTGAGCCTGATGAACTTGATAGCAATGAAAATATGCTAACAAGAACGATCATAGCTTATGGTCATATTAGTAACTTTGAAGCTACATTACCAACTGACTTAGTTGTTATCCAGAATGTTTACTTATCTGGAACTAATAGAACAAAAGATATAAAAATCACTATGTTAGTGAGTATAAAACCTAAAACAGAGGTTGCATTTGATGGAGGTGGTTATTTATTAACAACCATTAATCAGGATGGTACTGAGGTAATATATGATACAAACGATCATGATGCGAATAGAACTTTCATATTGCTAAGCACATTCTTGGATAAAAACAATAAAGGTATTGCAAGATTCCTAACTAGCGTTACTAGGGATTTAGCAGAAGCTAGAATAGAGAACAAGTTTGCTAAGGATGTCTTTTCCAAGATTAATGTCAATATAACTTGAGGAATGACAAATAGGTAAATCCGTACCACATAAAATAGGAATGGGCGCTAGAGACAATAAGCCTATAGTTAGTTAAAAACAAAAGATTAAAAAGGATAAAATATGACTATGTGTAGATGTGAAAAATGTTTGGAAATTCCTTGCATATGCAGACATCAAGACTGTACGGCAGTTAGTGATGTTGTTGTTGATGATGACGATGCTAAAGTAATTATTGATGTTATTAAAATGTCAGGTATATTGGATACTGATAGTTGGAAAGTAATTACTGGACTATCTAATATAGATACTAATGGTAAAAATCATTTAACTATAATGAAAGAATATCATATGTTAAAACATCTCAGTGATCATCTTACTAAAGAAGTTAAAGAGAGAACTTATGATATATTAAATAGTGGTGTTGGTACAGAAAGACAAAGTACTAAACTTAATAACAAATTGAAAATGGCAAATGCTGTAGATAACGGTCCTGGTGATTCTAGAACCATCCATTATACTGTACCGAAATTTGATAAAGGTGATACTGTAATTAAAATAAACAATGACAAACTTAAGCGTTTTCGCAATGGATTAATAAATATAGGTGGCGACTCTGTTATCTTTGAATACAGCTTTGACGAGCGTATAGATAGGCTGCATGTTGATCCAGTTAGTTTTGAATGGATCGATAAGGCTGCCAGCGATGAAGATCCAGAAAAGTCGACTTCGACTACAACTGTTGAGAACATTGATTCATGGGATAAACTATTTGACGTATTCTTATATTGTAAAGATGAAGTAACTCTAAACAAATTATTCCAAATAAAGTATAGAAAAGGAACGTATAAGTTCTATAACATAATATCTTACAGTAACGGTACTGATATAGTACAAGTCATAAATACTGAAACTGAAGAAATTGTTCCATTTCAGAATAATGCTCGTATTAGATTTGTAGAGGGTAAATAATAGTAGGTAAAGAAGTTTTGGAAGCACATTGCTTCCAAAGAATTTATTAAGAGTTTTTAAAAAACAAAATTAGAAATAAAGGTTTATAGAATGAATAGAGTAACAATTATAAATGGATTAAAAGGCGAAGGTAAAAGTGAAGAAATTGTAGGTGATTTTCTTGGACATGTTAAAGATGATGAACTAATGAAGCACTATTTCCTAACTACACTCGACCATGGAACTGCTGTAGGTCTTATGGAGCATATGTTGGAGGGAATGCGTAAGGGTAATCCCAACTTTGCTAAGAATGCAAATATGGGGGTTTATACGATTGAAACATGGGCTGATCTTAAACGTATGTGTAAAGATGTTGATGATGACAGTAGTATATTGTATGTTGATGGTACTGAAAAACTAGACTATTTTGATATGGGTGATTTCCTAGAGTTAGTTGACACATATCAATTCGACTGCTATATTACTAGACAAAGATGTAAGTACGATAGAGTAACTAAAGTATCTGATCTTAAAGTTGGCGATGAGTTCACTACCAGAACTACGGACAGCGTCCTGTTCAATGACTATAACGATAACGACTATTTAGTATATAAGAACGGTAGCGACGAGTTCTATAAGTTAGAAAAGGATGGTAGAGCCATCTTTGAATTAGAGCCTAGTGGTGATGGGGTGTATAGAATTACAAAGATATTACCGTTAACTGATGGTAACTCTTCTAAAAAGCAATATAAAAATTGTCTAGTTACTATAGATGCGTCCGATCTTTTACCAGAGAATGGTAGGGAAGTAATGTATAGTAAAACAGATTCTATACATTACAACCTACTTACTGGTGAAGAATGTAAAATTACTGATTTAGAATCAAGTGTTGTTATGGATAGAACTATAACTACTGTTAATGTAGCTGGCGATTACGTTATAGATATTTATGATGTAAATGCTTCTATTTATAGAAATGGTAGAGTTATGGGTAAATCATCATTCGTTTATATACCAGTTGAAAAAACTGCTCAACATTATATCATGGAACAATTCTGTGGCGAACACGTTAATTGTAGTTTGTTAGATTACTGGTTAACCGAATATAACATTGCTGACATAGCATCAATCTTAAGTAAAGCCAAATGTTAGTCTATCTTGTAGTTATGGATGTAAGGGTACCAGAGCAGGGCGGATCTTACAGTAAACTAGCGATACCGCAGGAAATGTATGCAAATGTTCATGATAACATCTTATTTGCGACTGAATCAGATGCTGACAAAAGAGCCAAAGAACTTGGCTCTGATTATACTGTAATAGAACTTAACTTAACTGGTGATGCCATCATGAAGCTAAAATTTTAAAAGATTAGAAAATGGAGAAGATGATGAAAAATAAGATAATTAGGGATCTAGATTTTATTACTGTAAAGAATGGAAATAAAGATGCTAGGTATGATGTAATGCGTCACAATCTACCGTATCAATTAACTATAAATGCTGATGGTAAAAGTATAACTTTAGTTAATCGAGAATACTTACCTTTGGGCTCTACAAAGGAATCATTTGAACGCAGTGAAGTAGCTGATACCGTTTTGCAGATAAACCCAAATAGTCTACGCGATGACTTATTCTTTAATAAACATGGCTACTTATTCAATGATGGATGTTCGCCATGGGTTGGTAATAAAGAGTTAGAAGCGTACGTACATAGAGTGAACCACATAATGAAGGAGGTTATAGATGAGTAAAGAAAAAGTAAATGGGTATGAATGTGTTGGTGTTTTCAAAGATGAAAATGGAAATAAGATTATTAAGTTGGTTAGAGAAGATGGGCAGGTTAGCTTAATTGAATACACTGGTCATGTAGATGACGAGATTACATTTGACGTACACTTTAAATCTGACCATGCAATAGCACTTAGTCAAGAGTTTAAAGACCTTTTAAAAGAAGATAAGTCTTTTAACATGGGTGACGCAGTATTGATAAGTAAAGAAGACGTTCTGGATAATCCTGATTTAAAATTATTTGAACAGTATATTGGTAAAACTTTATATATCGTACAAATAATCAATTCGTACGATAAACCATTACAGTATACTTTATCAAAAACTAAAGAGCCAAAAACTGACGATGATATAATTAGTTTTAATGACTATGTGTCATATGGTTTTATTGCAAGTGAATTAAAGAAAGAAGATAATGAACTAAACTTTGGTGATGCTGTATCTGTGGACATGGATAATCTAGACCCAAATCATGGCAGAGGCGATATATCTGAGTTAAGTGGGGAAATATACTTTATTGTTGGAAAGAATATTGATTTTACTGGTAAGGTGGAATATATTCTAGGTACTAAGTTGGAACCTGAGACAACTGATGATAAAGTAATGTATAATTGCTGGACTCCACATACGTTCACCCGCAGTGAACTAAAAAGAGTTTAAGTACTAGTATCGCTATGCGATACTAGTACTCATTATTTTTTCTTTTATAGAGCTTCTAAATGTCGACCTATGCAAATGCCATTTTTCATATCCTCCACAATTTTAACATTAGGAACAAATGTAACCGCTTCTGCAACACTATGCGTAAGGTCTGGATTTTGTACTTGTGTAGTAACTTGTATCACACACCCTGTTCCAGTGAACATAGCTTTAGTAGACTTCATCCAACCCTGACTTCTAGAAGATGCTTTAGACAACAACTTAAATAAATCACCGTCACCAAAAACTTCTACATCAGATGTTGTTTTCTTAACATCATCAATTTTAGTATTATTAAGAGCTTTATTTTCCACAACAAACTCCTTCAACAGTATCATTTTCAGTACAGAAGTCAATCTTGTTTTCATCAGCAGCTAATGCATCTACTAATAAGAATCCAACAAGACCCCAGATCTTCTCTCTTGCATTTTTAAATGCAATATCCTCACCTATCTCTTTGTTGTAATTCTCTGGAGAAGCACATGCAGATTCACCAGTAACCGTATAACCATTTGTTAATGTAACAACACATACTGTTAATACATCAGTAAGTTTGTGAAACTCTTTTTTAGCAATAGAGTTATTGATAACCTCTGGTGTTAAACGAGGTGCATTTAAACCTTTTTCTCTTAATATTTCTTCTGTTTTTTTATCTGACATTATTTCTTTCCTTTTTCTGTTTTAACCAAACCTTCAATAAGCTTGTCTTTACTCATAGCACCAATTTGCGTATCTATCTGTTTACCATTCACATATTTAAATAATGTCGGTATACTTCTAATACCAAGATCTGTACATAAGTCTCCATTTTCATCTGTATTAATTTTAACTACAGTAATACCATTATCTTCTGCAGCGATCTCATCCAATACTGGAGCTATCATTCTACAAGGGCCGCACCATGGCGCCCAGAAATCTACCAATACATTCTTATTACCAGTCACTACTTTATCTAGGTCAGCTTGTGAAGTTACTTCAACTATTTTACCCATAATATATCCTTTTTCTATTTGTTTCACTATATACTATACTATACAAAAACATTTTCAAATTATTTTTAACCCTATATTATTTAAGTACGTACATCTATAAATCCTTATTTATAAATGTCACGCACAATAAGACCAAAGGAGTTTAAAATGGCAAAGAAAGAAACAGAAGGTAAAACCTACAGATCAATAAATATGGGAGATGGTTATACTATTTCTTATTATTTAGAGAATGAGAAATTATTTGGAGTACTACACTTCATGGGTAAGCTTGTTTCCGATAGTATGGATTTTGTAACTGCAGACAATATACCTGAGCTTAAGAAAAAATTGAAAGAGCCTATGATTGACTTTATTAAAGAAACTTCCCTTAAATCAATGAGAGAGTTTATTGGTAAAGACAAAGAAGCTAAAAAGAAAAGATGGAGATTCGTTAAAAAGTATTTACTTGCTAACAAATTGAGATATTGGACAGTAGTAGATGTCAGAAAAGTCGTTCTAGAAACTGGTAACTACATTATGCCAACCGTAGAGAGTTTTAAGGGTATTCACTCTAAGGATGGATTCTATACATATAAAGAATACCAAACTTGGAAAGAAGCTGTAAGGCTGCTAACTAGACTATTCATTAAACATTTAAAGAGTTTTGGTTATAGTGTTGATAGCAATACAAATAACACTAAGTACTTCGATAAACTTCCTGATGATGCAAAAGGTTACAATCATTTTCTTATTAGGGGCAGCATTAGTCCTACAGAAAGAGATCTTGAGTACATAAGAAGTATGAGAGTTAAGTTAGGTAACGCTACTAATGCTGGTAAAGACTTGCGTACATTAAAAGATACTAACTCTGATTTACATAAAGATGTATTAGAGTTTGCTGACCTTAAAAGCAAGTTACATACTAAATTTGAAGATGATCTTAAGGAACTTGATTTTGATGAAATCGAAAGGAAGTTAATTAATAAGATTAAAAATGAAATAGATAAAACTATTGATATTGAGAGAACGATGGTAGTTGAGGACTATGGTAAATATCCTAAGAAACCATATACTCTTTTAGACGATGATTCTCTTTATGAAAATATTTTAAAAAGTAAAGGAAAATAGATGTTAAGAAGAGAGGAACATGAAGCATTAAAAGATGCAACTGACTTCGAAATAAACTATCTAGAATCTATGCATGACGTTCTAAAGAACGTCCACATAGATATCCATTCTAAAGATGACGGTATAGAAAATTTACTTCGAATGTTAATAGATAGGGTTAGAACTAATTCCGTTGCAATGCCTGATCTAATTGGATCTGATTTTCCAGATGAAATGAATGATGCTATATTGAAACAGAAAGCATTTAAATTTTTTCAATCCGAACGGGTTATTAAAGACATATATGAGCTTAATTACGATGAGAAAACTAATCTTATAAATTCAAAGCTTTATGATAAAGATCTATTGATTAGAAATCTACCAAAAAGTATTATAGATGGCAAGGAGTATGTTCTGAATGTAGATGAAATTTTTAATGCTCTTGACAATGATGATAAAAAGTGGTTCTCTGGTAAGGAGATTCTAAATATTATAAATGAAAATAACATTGGTACTGTGGAAGTTGCTAAACTTGCTGACAATGTTAAATCATTTGAAGAAGATAAGCCAAAGATTTCATTAACCACAAGTTTAGGAGAATCTATCTTAAAAGACATTGCTCCAAGACAAAAAGAGTTGGAGATGCCAGTTGAAAATACTATTAATAACACTACCATTGAAAAAGTAATAATAAATAATGATATGGTTGTTATTGATAATCTTTATAAAGAATTAGATTTACCAATAGATACAATTAAGAAACTTTTGGAAACTAAAGTTCTATTTAATGTATTCGTAGATTTAAAAGATAATCATATAGATAAATTTACATACGATCTATTGATCAATAAATCAAAGTATTACACTACACTTAATATTAAAAATAAATTAGAAAGATTAAGTGATAAAAACCTAAATAAATTTAACGATTTATTCGGTCAGGTCGTATTTGATGATATGGTGATTAAAGTTGCTGTAAATGTGGTAAATGGATTTTTGGATTTACATTGTGATATGGTTTAGTAAAACTAAACCATATCATTTATTTTTTTGTTTTCCATTTTTTTTCAACCATATATAATACATGTAGATATGTGAGGAATACGTAACTTCATATATACTCTAGGTACAGTAATATACCTGTTCTGAGGAGAACAAAATGAATACTAAAATAAAAGAGATTATAGACTATGCTTACACTATAGCCAAGAATTCTAGAAATTTAGACATGATGTTAAAGTGTGGTAAGGTGTTGAAAAAAGAGGTTATAAGTGAACTAAATCATGGTGATGTGCCAGAATCTATTAAAGATAAATATCTTAAGGATTTCAATAAGAAAAGAGTTGCAAAAAATACTAAGGATAAAAAAGCATGTAGCGTATGCGACGGCACTTATCTGGGTGATGTTAATAATAAATTCGATACTCGCTGCCCTAGCTGTGTATATCTTAAACTATATAAAAATACTAATCGTTTAAGTGGACTAATATATATACCACAGGATAAACTCGATCTTAGAAATAGGATAATGACAGTAGTTGAAGAAAGTGATACCCTAGGCAGTGACTTAACTAATATAGATGCATTAGAATATATCTCTAGTAAAATTGGTCTAAGTGTAGCTAAAATTAAAGCCACGATACAATTAGAGAACCTCATGCAACCATTAAGACTCGATGAATTGAATTTGCAATATGTTGAAAATGGTACCCATAAACATATTAATGAATATAGTTATGATCACGATAGTGAATTCGAGCACGCCGAATTAAGCGATATGGTTAATGTCCTCCTAGGACGTTTAAGCGATAGAGAGCAGGCGATCATGAGAATGCGTTACGGTATAGTGGATGATAGAACTGAAAGAACTTTAGAAGAAATT